AAGCATGGATGAGGCTGGCTTGCTGGAGGAGCTCAAGGCAAAGGGTATCAGCAAGGGTATCAAAACCATTGAGGCGGTAGATGAGGAGGGAGTTATGGAGGCTATCACAGCCGGGGAGTATACGGCTGAGGATCTCCAGAAATTCCTCACACTGAAAGAGGTTGTAGTGCTCAAAATGACAGCCCCCGGAAAGAAAAAGCCGGGTAAGTGATCACAGTGTGGAAAACCCCTATAGCCGCAAGTGTGGAGCAAATACTCAGGGATCTCAGGTTAGAGCTGAGCCCTGAGGGGCTCCTGAGGGATCAGGTAAACACTGGATCTGATGTGATGGTTACTTGCCCTTTTCACAAGGGAGGGCATGAGAGAAAGCCCTCATGTGGTGTGAGTCTGAGGGAAAAGATCACGCCAGAGAAAACTTATGAGGCTGGTACCGTTCACTGTTACACCTGTGGCTATGTTGGGGATCTTCCTACTTTCATCTCTGATCTTTTCGGTATGGGAAACCCTATGGATGGTTTCCGCTGGCTGGTAGGGCATTACAACTACTCAACCTCTGAAAGAGAGGAGCTCAGCTTTGACTTTTACCGGGGAGAGGATGAGGCGGCGGTGGGAATGGATACCGCTCAGGTTGAGGAGTATCACAGAGCACTCATGAGCACTGAGAAAGCTCTGAGGTATCTCCGGGGGAGAGAAATCATACCGGATGTGATGGAGCTTTTCAAGCTGGGTTACAGCCGGGAGGATGATGCGGTTTTGTTTCCAGTCTATTCCAGATCCGGGGAGGTGCTCTTTTACAAGAGCCGCTCACTGGTAGGAAAGCATTTCTATAACGCAAAGGAAATAGACAAAACAGCGGCGGTATACGGGCTCTATCAAACGCTGAGAGAGGGGCTCCCGGAGGATACAGAGATCTGGATCACAGAGAGTGAGATAGATGCTCTGAGCCTCATTTCACGGGGAGTAATGGCATGGGCTCTCATGGGCTCAGATCTCTCAGATAAACAGGCAAGGGAAATACTCAGATCTCCCTACAGGCGGTTTGTGATTGCTACAGACAATGATCCAGCCGGGAGAAAAGGAGCCCGGATGATCAAGGACAAGCTAATCCCTCTGGGATGCCGTTTCTATAACCTCAAATGGCTTACCGGGGAAAAGGATGTGAATGAGCTTTTACAGCTCTATGGGGATGAGTGGAGAGCTCACCTCAACAGGTATTAAAGGAGGAAACAGGATGAATACAGGATATAAAGGAAAATCTAATGAGGAGCTGGTAGGAATGTTCAAGGCTGGGGATCAGGAGGCTTTCAATGCTCTCATGGAGGCTACAGAGCCGCTCAGGTACAAGGTAGCTCAGAGCTTTCTCAATATTCCTAACTCAGAGCTGGAGGATCTCATGCAAGAGGGAGCTATCCTGATGAGCAAGGCGGCTATAGCCTATATCCCGGATGGGGGAGCGGCTTTTACTACTTATCTCTATTCAAGGCTCCAGAAACTCTACAGTGATATTTTCCGGGCTGAGACAGCCGAAAAGAGAAACCCTCACGGGATGCTCATGAGCTTTGATCAGATGGATAGTAACTCTGAGTATGGTGAGGATGAGGGTAACAGCTTGGGAAATGAGTTTTTCTCTGTAGAGTGTGAGGATTACTCAATGATTGAGATCCGGGAAACTCTCAAGGCTCTCTCCCTCTCAGGCAATGAAACCATAGCTATCCAGATGCTCATAGAGGGAAAGTCTAAGCCTGAGATAGCTAAGGCTCTCAAGGTCAAAACTCCCACGGTACACAGCTATGTGAAGAGAGCCGGGGAAAAGATGAAAATGTGTGGAGCCTTTGCCTAAAACAATCCCTCTTTTCCGTAATAACTATACAGAGAGGAGGGATGAGGTAATGAAAAGATATCTCAATATTATCCGGGCTCTTGTTGAGGGTAAGGCTTTGGTGATTACAAAGAGCCCTAACAAAGAAAAATCAGCGGATGTACTGGTAGGAAAGAACTTATCAAAGGATTTTACAGTAAGTAGCCTCATGAGTACCCTCAAGGCTATGGTGCTGTGAAATATAGAGGTGTTACATGAGGAAAACCTGTAAGGATTGTGAGCACTGGACAGCTACACACAGCTCATGGGGTAAATGTGATATAGCCCTCAATGGTCAATGGTTCACTAATCATACAAAGTTAAAACCTCAGGGATACAGGGCAAGGCACACAAACAGCAGAGAAAAAGGAAATAAGGCTTGTGTTGTCAGATTTAAGGAAAAACAGGAGGTAAAAGAGAACTATGGGAAAATCACTGGGTGATCTGGTAAAGAAGTATGAGAGTCAGGGCTTTAGTAAAGCTGGCTGGTTTTCACTGAAAGATGATGGGGATACCGCTACAGTACGCCTCTTGCATCATGGAGAGGTAGGCACTGAGGAGGATGGCTCCCCTAAGTATGATCTGGATGTGTTTGAGGTTCACAAGATGGATGTGGATGGCTCCGGGAGAGATCGTACTATCCTCTGTAAGGGTGAGGATTGTGAGCTTTGCAAGAGCGGCAATAAGCCTCAGCTCAGAATGTTCCTCCAGTTGCTCAATCTGGATGAGAGGGATAAAGATAAACAGCTCCAGCTCTGGGAGAGAGGTATCACGGATATCAAACAGATCTTAGGGCTCTGTGAGGAGTACGGGGATTTGAGTGCAAGGGATATTAAAATCAAGAGATCCGGGGCTCATGGCTCCATGAAAACTACTTACCAGTTTTTCCCTAAGGATAAGAGTGAGAGAGAGCTCCCGGAGAGACAGGATCTTGTAGGCTCCCTGATCCTCAACCTTGATAAGGATGAACAGATCAAGGCTATTGAGGGTAGGCTCCAGCTTAACCGGGGCAATAATAACAGCTCAGGCGGTAATGATAATCAGGATGAGAGCCGGGTATTTTAAGGGGGAGGGGAGTGATGAGCTCCCCTCTTTCCATAACAGGAGGATAACAGGATGAGAGATGGTGTAACAATGAACCTGAGCCGGGAGAGTGTAGGGCTGGAGGATATAAGCTCAAGGCTGGCTCATCAGAAAGTATGTAATGTTACTCTCAAGAAGAACAGAAACAAGCTCTCTACAGCGGTGAATATGGCTGAGGAGCTGGTAAAGAGTGGGCGGCTCCATGCTGAGGGGGATTGTGCTATTATCCGGGATGCTCAGAGGCTCAGGGAGTACATGGATCATATCCGGGAGAATGGAGCCTATGTACTGGATATGGAAACCACGGGCTTAGATTGCTACAATGATATCCTTGTTGGAGCTTGCCTGTATACTCCCGGTGAGCAATCGGTTTATGTACCCTTTAATCACACAGATCTTGAAAACAAGAGGGTAGTGGATCAGATGGAGGAGGCTGAGGTAAAAGAGATCCTCCAGCCTGTAGTAACCTCAGACAAGCTCAAGGCTATAAACCATAATATCAAGTTTGATAACAAATTCCTGATCATGAACTGGGGTATAAGACTGGGTTGGATCTACTGGGATACTCAGCTTGCCGGGTGGGTACTCAATGAGAATGAGCGGCACAAGCTCAAGCCCATGTATAACAAGTATGTAGCCCACGGGAAAGCCGGGGATGATACCTTTGATGATCTCTTTGAGGATACCCCCTGTAACTATCTCCCTATTGATGTGTTTGGTATCTATGGTGCTAATGATGGTATTAAAACATGGAAACTGTATGAGTTTCAGTGTAAGTACCTCACTCCTGAGCACAAGAGAGAGGATTACAGAAAGCTCTATCATGTATTCATGGATATAGAGATGCCTCTGGTAGATGTGTGTACAGATATGGAGATCCGGGGAGTAGAGATCCGGGAGGACTATGCAAAGGAGCTCTCTGAGGAGTTTGGAAAAGAAAAGGTTGAGGTAGAGAAAAAGTGTGATGAGTATGTAGCTCAGTTTGAGGAGTATATCCGGGGAAACAATCTCCTGATGAGACTTACAAAGGGTACAGCGAAAATCAATTATAACTCTCCTCAGCAAGTGGCTGAGCTTTTCTATGGGGTATTCAAGCTCAGATCCGTAAGCAGAAAAGAACCACGGGGAACCGGGGATAAGATCATGCAGAAATTTCTCAATCAGGCGAAAAAGGCAAATACAAAAAAGAGTAGAGCCTTTGCTGAGTTTATTGAGAACTATCTGAGGTACAAGGAAATTACAAAGCTGGTAGGTACCTATGTGGATAAGATCCCGGCTGTGAAAGATCCTAAGACTAACGCTGTACATACTACTTTTAACCAGTATGGAGCTGTAACCGGGAGATTTTCCAGCTCAGATCAGGTGAGTAAGATCAATCTCCAGAATATCCCCTCAAAGGAAAAGAGGATCAGAAAGATTTTCAAAGCCCGTGAGGGCTATAAGCTGGTAGGTGGAGACTTTTCACAGATTGAGCCCCGTGTGCTGGCTTATGTATCCGGGGATGAGGCTATGCAAGATGCCTATAAGCATGGGAAAGATCTATATGCAATCATGGGATCTAAGGTGTATCAGATGCCCTATGAGGATTGTAGGGAGTTTTACCCTGATGGCACTGTAAACCCGGAGGGAAAGCATAGGAGAACCACTATGAAAAGTGTTCTCTTAGGGATCATGTATGAGAGAGGAGCTACAGCCATAGGAGAACAGTTTAACAAGAGTGCAAGCTGGGCTCAGGAGCTCATAGATGGATTTTACCAGAGCTTTCCTAAGATCCAGCAATACAGGCTCAAGGTGGAGAACATGGCTGAAACCTATGGTTATGTAACCACGGTAGCCGGGAGAAAGAGGCGGCTCCCTGATATGCAATTAGAGGATAAGGATGATTACAGATATCAGGAGGCTCACAGGCAATCTCTTAACTCAGTAATACAGGGTAGCTCAGCGGATATTATGAAACTGGCTATGATAGCCATTTACAGAGATCCCCGGTATAAAGAGCTGGATTGCCATATGATAATCACGGTTCACGATGAGCTCATAATGGAGGTACCGGAGAAAAACGTAAAAGCCGGGGCTGAGCTCTTAGTGGAAACCATGAAAAGAGTAGGGCATAGCCTTATAGATCTCCCTATGAGTGTGGATGCTGAGGTAAATGATTACTGGTATGGAGAGAATTTAGCTGAGGAGTATGGGCTGTGAAAAGGATTATACTGGAGATTGATGATAAGTATGATGATGTTATCTCCCTTACTTACATGGGGCTGAATAATGCTGATAACCCGTGGGGCTGTGTGCTGGATGTATCCTCAAAGTGTGTAGATCTGAGAGAGGGAAATCATATAATCATTGATGCTGATGGTAGCATGAAACAGGATTTTCTTGAGGAGCTGTAAAAAGCTCCTCTTTATTTTGCCTAAATCCTGATCCTCTTTTCCGTTATTACTGAGTAAGAATAGAAAAAGGAGGTAACAGGAGTATGGGCTTGAAAAATCTGATAGCTGTAGCTCAGGGGAAAAGTGCTGAGAATGTATCCTTTGAGGCGGCTTTCCTGAAAGAGTATGAGGAGGCTGTAGTGAAATATGAGGAGGAGCATTTACAGCCAGTACCTACAGAGTTTTACCGTCCCTCCTCAATGTATGGCTGTGAGAGGATGCTGTATTTCCAGAGATCCGGGGCTGAGAGAGATCCTGAGGATAGCAAGGATACTAAAATCATGGAGATATGCCACTCAGGGACAGATAGACATACAAGGATACAGCATTTAGTAGCCAGTATGCCGGGAGTAAAAACTCTGGATCTTGAGGAGGCTGTAAAAGAGGCTCAGGCAAAAGGGATAAATACAGAATTTGTAGGCTGGAATCATGATCACACTGAGGGTAGATGCCTTAACCGGGATATGAGTATCTATTTCCAGCCTGATGGTGTTCTCCAGTACCGGGGGAAAGATATCATCTTAGAGATCAAAACAGAAAGTACCTATAAGCACTCTCAGAGGTTTGAGCCTGAGATGAACCATAAATATCAGGCTACTTGTTACGGCTTGGGGCTGGGGATTGATTACATTCTTTTCTTTTATGAGGATCGTAACTTTTGCGGTAAAAAGCCTTATCTCTGGAAAATAACCCCGGAGATGAAAGAGGC